CTTCTGTACATTGTTGCTCCCAAAGAGAGAACAACAATGCAAAGAAGTAATGTCGTAATTACAAAAATATTCATATATTAATCATTATGCCCTGTTCCTTCACCAAGGCCTCCTCTATTATCATTATCCATAAAATCTACCTCTACAAATTCAATCTTCTTAGAAAATATCCACTTGATTTTCTGCCATATAGTGGCCTTCTGAGAGAGCTGAACCCTAAACTGACATATTCTATCACCAAACTGAATATAGCTTGTTCTGAGGGCTACAGCAGGGAACATCCACTCATCATCATCACCCTTATAGCTATTATCAATAATGCCAATAGAATTAGCTGAAATAATGCCATACTGCTTCAGGGTGCTACTTCTTGGAGCTATAATAGCCTCATAACCCTTAGGAATTTCCATACATACGCCCAAAGGAATAGCGCAATATCTGAATGATACTGTACCATCCTCATTAAGGCTTGCAGCACTGATTTCAGCATCTGCTCCAGCTCTAAGGTCAATCCACTCTCCTTTATTTATAATCTTAGGCATTTCCTGCCCATCAATAAGCTTAATTTTAATTTTCATTTTGTTTAATTGTTTGATTATTAATTAATTAACTACATTTACTCCAGCCACAGCTTGTACATGAAATACAACCACCTTCTCTGGTAAGTTTATTTCCACATTCAGGACACCTTTCTGATGTTGAGGAATCAGTGACATACTTACTGAGTACTCTACACATAGCAGATGTAAATGAGGAAATATTGGGGTTTGTTTTCTTCGCAGTCTTAATGATATACTCTAAATCTACACCATGCCTCATAAGCATAGAAACATAGATTGTTGCAGATTTTTCCTCGCTACCCTCATATAAATCCTGAATATTATCTATCTGGATATAATCAGATGAGAAAGAATAGTGCATCTTAGACTCCTTAATAATAACCCCAGTATGCTCTTTTACCTTAACAGTAGGAGCTTGTTTGGTTACAAATACCTCATAAGGTTTGTCTTCTAAAAGGCCTACAAATACCGTATATTGGTCTCCTTTGACTGTTACACTATGGCACTTGGCTTTGAGTTCTTTCGGCCTCTTAGATACCTTAGAATCAATTTTAGCCACTGGTTTCTCAGTAGTAAGGATTCCCTCACGCTGACAACCTTGCCTATATACTGTAATACCTTTCAATCCCCAACCCCATGCTTGCATATAGATTTCCTCAATATCTTCAACCGTAGCTTCCTTAGGAAGATTGATAGTCGATGATATAGCATTATCTATATACTTTTGCAGCATAGCCTGAGTCTTGATTCTATCAATAGGAGCAATCTCAGGTGCAGTCTTGAAGATTAAAGGCAATGGAGCATCATCTGCCAATCCTTTAATACGCCTATAATCCTGTACAATCTTTGATTCTACCTGATAATACTCATCAGAACCAGTTAAACCTACAGTCTTACGTGTGTAAGAAAGGGCAAATAAAGGCTCTACACCTGTTGAAGTACCAAACATAGTACCAATACTGCCTGTTGGAGCACAAGTCAAAATTTGACTATTATAAAGGCCATCATAAATGATATCCTGAATTTCCTCCTGACTAAAGCAATTATTCAGGAAGTCAGAATCTTCAATTTCATCAGAGAAACCAGCGTATGACTTCTGCATTTGAGCGGCTAAATTAGAAGAAGTTTGTATTGCTACACGAGCAATGAACTTATATACACTTTCAAGAAACTCAATAGCAGGTTGCTGACCATATACATATCCCATTTTGATAAGCATATTAGCCATACCCATAGTACCTAATCCAATAGGCCTATATTTGCTTGCTGTTACAGCCTGTTCTTCAAGAGGCAACTTCTCTAATCCCTCATCAAGAACTTCATTAAGAGCATGAACTGCCGCCACAACTGCATCCTCTAATTCATCCCATGCAAGATAGGCATCATCAGTGAATGCAGCATATACAAATTCCTCAAGATTTATACTGCCAAGCAAACAGGAACCTCCTGATTGTAAGGGAATTTCTCCCAAGATAACATTTGTTATCTTAGACTATATCTTGTCCCCCTCCATTATGAGCTGGGGCCACTGCACTTAATAAATATTGTTGATATTCCCAGGCTTCATCAGATAGACAATCAGGCTTATTTTCATAACCTAAATAGAGTTTATAAAGCATACTATCAACAACGTACGGCTTTATAATGTTGATAAATTTCTCATAACTACAGCGTTTGATTCTAATTCTATAGAATTTACCTCTTTTTACTTTTGAGCATATAATTCCGAATTTCTTCCTCAATACTGAAATCATTAAGACAATATCTTCCTCGAAATATCTATCTGTACAAATATCCATACGCCTATCACGTATTGCACCTTTAGTTTTACCAACCAGACATACATAGCCATCACTCATATACCAGCAAGCTAACCCAACAGGATTTAACCAACTTAGAGTTTTAGCATATACTTTTCTATGTCTATGGTCGTCATAAAAATAATGATACATTTTATTGAAGTATGGATGAGCTTTGATGGCCAAATACCAATGCTCTTTATGGTTTGTTCCATCTTTACCAACTGTTGGACCATAATACTTGACATAATGCTTAAATACCGTATTCTTATCTATAACATAAGAAATAAAGTCAGCAAAGTCTTCATTAATAGTTCTCATTGTTATCGCTCTTTTGTGAACACCCTTATCAATGTGTCCATCACCTAAGATTAAGCCCGTAAAGAATCCTCTTAACTCTGAGCTATTTATGCCTTTAAATGAATTTAAATTTTGCATCTTAATATTTATATTAGTCGTTGAACTTTACCCTATAAAAGGGTCTTAGCTGCTGATTCCGTTAAGTTCCAGCAATTCACAGTGAATTATTTTCATGAGATTTCTCTCAAGCCTTGCAGTATGGTCTACAAGGATTACAGCTAACAGGAGCAGGAGTATTGATATCTAACCTATAATTACACACTGTGTCCCAGTATATTAATCCAGGTTCTGCCATCTCCCAGTTTCTTTGAGCAATCAATCTAAATAACTCTTTTGCTGATACATATTTCTCAATAACTTCTCCAGTAGATTGAACTGTGAATTTCATTACCCATGTTTCATTATTCTGAACAGCATTCATGAACTCATTGGTAACTTTAATTGAGATATTAGCACCTGTACAAGCATTTAAATCTGTCTTTAGATTAATAAACTCTACAAGGTCTGGGTGATTGCAATCAATAGTAAGCATTAATGCGCCCCTTCTCCCAGCTTGGCCTATTAGCTTGGTGACGTAACTATATAATTCCATGAAGCTGGTAGCTCCTGATGTAGTTTTTGCTGAGTTGTTCACTTTAGCCATATTAGGCCTTAGCTTACTAATATCTGTGCCACATCCGCCGCCATATGAATAAGTTCTTGCCATCTTTTTGGCACAGTCAAATATTGATTCAATATTGTCTTCAGGTGGCTCTATAACAAAGCAATTTGAATATGTTGCCTTTGCATCATCTACACCCCTGGAAGCCAATATACGGCCTCCAAAGATGAATTTCTTTTCAATGATGAGCTGTTCTATTTCTTCATTGCCACCTGAAACACGAGTAACCCAATGCTCAAAATCTTCATTATTTACTCGATATTTCTTATCCCAGATGTCATAGGCTAATTTATCTTCATTTAGCCATTTAAAAGCGTTTAATTCCATTTTTCGTTAAGTTTGGCGTCAATATTATTTAGTTCATAATTTATTCCCAGAGGAATGTTGGGTTTTACCGTAAGATAATAATCCAACTCTTTAGCAATCTCAAATGGGTCTCTCATTGTGTACTCAAGATTAGGCCCAAAAGCTAAATCTCCATATTCATGTGTGCCCTTAAATTCCCATGCAAGAGGTTCAAGTGTTCTGCGATTTACCACTATAAATCTATAAGGCAAAACCTCAAAATCCTTGAAGTATTCATCATTCTTGATGGCTTCCTTTAAAAGTCTGGAATACAATCGGGCTTGGATGTGGTATCTCCACTCAACAAAAGACTTATAGAAGTCCCATTCAGGCTTGTATGAGGTCTTTAAATCCACTGGATATAGCTTTTTGGCTGCATGGTCTACAACGACATTATCCATCATACATCTATACTTAATACCATTAAGTGTAGCCTTGAATTTAAGCTGATAAAACCTCTCTATGGCATCATCAAAAGGATTATTATCCTCAAAGTACCATCTGGTAGCTTCTCTATTCTTGAGTGCGTCTACAGCCTTTAAAACATCATCATAAGTAGCTGCATCAAGAACTGTCCTACCTTCTGCTGCTCTTAGCATAGAATAGTATAATAGTCCTTTTTCCTTGATTACCTTAGCTCTTGTTTCAGGCTTCCAGTTAAGCTGATAGCTCATCTGCTCAGTATATCTGATGATTACACTGTCAGAAATTTCCCTTAGGCCATCTGCGCCACAGTCATCAAATAAGGCTTTTACAATCTTCATAATAGACTCAGGAGGCAGTTCTGCAAAATCTGATACAATGAATCTTTCTTCAAATTCTTTCATTCCACCAGTGATAATGCTATCTACTGCTGAGCCAAATGTGAGTGACGGTGTTTCAACTTTATCAAACAGTTTGTCGAGGTTATTAAATCCCTCTCTGTCATATTTTGCGAGTGTAGAATAGGAATAAGATGGGTCTTTCCTGTATTCTTCTTCAGTTACATCCCAACTAATATCCTTCAAACTCTTCCTCAAAACTTCCATAGATTAATGATGTATATTCGTCTAATATTGTTCTTAATTCCAATAATTTATCTACCTCTATATCTTCCCAAATTCCAGGATTGGCAGAGTTCTGGTTTTTCCTTGCAAGGAAAATATCAGAGTTTACCAATTCAAGGAGGTTGAGAAATTCTCTATGCTCGATAAAAAATGATGCTAATTTCTTGTCTTTCTCAGGAATATACTGTGATAATTCCTTAATTTTCTTTACTTGTGTTCCCATAAGATTTAATCATGTTAATAGCCTCTTTTAGCTGCGTAAGAGTATAAATCTCAAAAGCTATGGCATTATCAAGGCTTTCAAGATATTTTCTAAACATCTTCTTCTTCAAGGGGTAAACATCATTCATAAATCCTTTGACTTCTATAAATACTTCTAAGTTATTATACTTGAAGTAGAAATCAGGAGTATAAGTAATATCCTTTAGCTTAGCAGGACTAAAATAATTGAGCTTGGTTTTAGTCTTACTATAATAAGGCTTTGTAGGCTTAAATCCCTCCCAAAGAACAAGAGTTTTAGCTTCATACTGTGGGTCAAACCCATTTGAGAGTAGAATCTCATAGACTCTACCCTCAAGTTTGGATTTGAACTCTATACCGTTAACACAGACAGAGGTAGCGTTTTTTATTTTTTTGTTTGCGCACATTCTTGGTTAATAATTCCAAGTGCAACTTGAGCCTCATGTTGTGACCTAAATAATGCTGGAAGGTCTCCAACAGGCAATGATTCAAACACCACAGAATAAGTTGTCATTCTGTAAGGATTGATGCACCAGACATTATCACGAGGCTTAATAGGTGTACTATACTCTTTGCTCATCACAAGAGATATAGCTTTCAAGAATATCTGAGCTATAGCAAAGAAATAAGGAGTATCAACAAATTTCTCAAATACTCGCTTTAGGGACTCTACTGTAACACCCAGTTCAGAAGCAATAGCATTATGATAATGTTCGATACCAGTGGGAGGAGAATGGCGCTCATGTAGAGAATCACCATCAGGATAAATGCAGAGCTTGACTCCAAGAGCCTCACCAAGTTTTTCAATGATTTCATTAACATTAGTTCCTTCAATTTTAAATACTTCCATTTTCAGTTTTCTTTATTTGATTAATATAAGAATTATAAATATCTTCTCTTGAAGCATAAGATAGACAGTTAAACTTATTGTTATCCTCATTATTGATTTCCCCTGAAAGCAATGTATCTTTAAGGACATCAAGTTCATATTCAACTGTATAATCTCGGCTTATAATATCACCATAATTGTCATATTCTACAATTCCAACAGGGTAATATTCACAACATCTTAGTTTGCCATACGAATCCATGGTTGGAATTGCCACTATCTTAGCAGGATTTACAAGACATTCTAAGCCTACATCTCCAAAATAGGATTTCTTTAGCCAGCTTTTGCCGCCAAGATGTAACCCCCTACTACAGCTATGTTCCTGATTATCATCACATTGGCTTCTTTCCATTCTTACTGGCTTGCCAATTTCAATAGTAGTAGTGCCACTGTGAGCATCAGTATAAACATCCATATCAACGGCATTATTCATAATGTCATTATATAAATCCTCAAGAGTTTCTCCTGCTGGCATATTCTCTAATCTCCAACCTTCTTGTAGGTTGAGCAGAGCATAATCCTCAGGATTCTTTTTGAGCTTATACTTGACAAAATAATAATTCTCAATAATAGCTCTTGCATCCTCAGTTGTATAGTGACCTTGCTTCTTGATGCAAGCATTTCTATAAGCTACAAGTAATCCAGATTGAGTAATCTCTACATCCCAACGTCTCATAAACCAATAAATATTGGCCCTTACTTTATCATCAGGATTCATAGACACCAATTTCCAGAAGTTGAGATACCTTTGTAAGGTAAGCTCATCTTCTTCTGCTTCAGCTTTAACTATTGCCTGTGCTATATCCATAGGCATTGATACTTCGGAGATAGATGGTGCTACAACTGTATTACCACGTACTTGGAGAATCTTAGAGGTCTCAATGGTGCCAACTGTTAGTAGCTCAGGTTGTTCAGGGAGAAGCTCTCTACGAAGCTCCTCCTCTGACATTAATGCTATTTCAAGAAATTCCTCATCAGTACAATCTGTACTGCGATAAGAAACTCCATCACTAAAAGTTACAATCAGGTTGTTCTTTAATCTAAATATCTTCATATTTTTTTAGTTGTTATTGTTTAATATTTCTACTGAATTATACTTAAAAATAGCCCCATAAGGCAACTTCTTCAAGATATCATTGCCTAATTCTTTAGCGGTAAAGGCCATCAAATATGCTGCACAGTTCTTATAGACCTTTTCAGCAGTTTTTATGACCTCAACTTCCTCCTCAGACAGAGTTAAATCTACCAGAGCCTCAAAATCCAACCAATTGTTTCTTTTATACAAAGATACAATATCTTGGTTGATATTGGTAGAGCCTAATCTGTTAATATAAGCTCTTAAACTATAAAGTTTATTATGAAGCTGAGTAGGAAGTGGCAAAATGCTTGTTCTATATTCAGAGCCATAATCTACAGCCCTGAATCTGTCACTAAGAATCTTAGAAGTCACCACTCTTACAAAGTGTCTGTTTGGCTTCTTAATCCACTCCTCGAATGGGATATACCTCTTATTAGTGAGATGAGGAATAAGTTTAGCAGGTACACCAACAAACATAATATGCTTATCTTTCTCACAAACTGAAATAGAATAAGCCTTAATATAGTCAAACCATTCTTGTGGAAGGTCTCTCTTGCGCTCAATATAGACTACCTGATACTCCTTAGACCTATACTTATAAAAGCCACCATAAGACTCTCTGGTATATTTTACGCCATATCCATCCAGACAATATACATCTAATTGAGTGTCATTTATGTTCTCTTTTACAAGGGTTGTAGACCTAATAACAGGAGATGGTTCACGCTTGAGTTTGAAATCAGCAGGAACTGTATTCTCATCCAATACAATGATATTAAGTTGCTTTATAACCTCTCTAATGAAGTTTTTCAGTACAGATGGTGCAATAGGTGTATATCCTTGAGTAAAGCTCTTAAAAGCCATTAGAATATTGTATTTGGCCATTTGAGGAGTAATCACTATACTACCTTCAAGTGGATTATACTTATCCATGATGTACTTCTTCTCTCTTGGGCCAAACTTGGTTTTCTTTATAATGATAGCTCTATGATTTACAAGCATATTCTTTGGATTAGGCAAAGAGTTCATCCTTGTAGTCCAACAGCCATTCTTGAGCATTTGCTCTACCCTGATGATAGAGCCAACCAATATGCTTGTTTCAAACAGGTTAGCAGTTTGAGGGCCATAGCCCATTCTTTGTAAGATTTGACGCTTATCATTTGTGCTGGAAACATTCATTCTAACACTGAAATCCTCTTTAAGCTTTACATGAGGGTCTTCATAGTTGATGTGCAAGAATTGGCTTACAATATTAGGGAACTTCTCAATTATATGCTGAGCTGCTACCATATACATATCCTCTTTTGCTCTCTTACATACCTCATTTATATAGTTCTGAGTATCAGTAGAATAGATGATTTCCTCTCTATTAGGAGTTACCATAACAGAACCAATAGGAATATTGATACCAGTTCTGTTTAATGGGAAGCTCACATTTCTGAGAGGATATACTACTCTACCGAGCTTGATAAATCTGTCATATATGACATCACAAGCTGCCCAATCCTTAGTCTCATATATATGTCTACCATTGAAGACACTGACATCATAATAGCCAGTATTATCAATCAGGAATAAGTTCTCAAAGAAAGCCATATTATTAATGGCATCCCTACGCTGTCTGCATAGCCTATAATCGTTTCTAACTTGTGGAACTATAATTGATACCTCTACACCATTTTCTTCGTCTGTAGGGGCTTCATTTATCTTATCAATCTGTATTCCACCATTATTCTTATACATTAGATAGTCATAGACTCTACCATTATAGAAACTCTTAATTTCCACAACATCGGAAACTGAGAGTCCGGCAAATTTACCAATGCCAAAGCCTCCGATGAAATCATTAGACATTCGCTTGGTAGAGCTGCCAATCTTATTGTAAATGGTGCTAAATCTTTCAGGGCTAATACCTGTGCCATAATCTCTTACTGAGAACCTTTCTTGGCCATTCTCCTTTTGAATAAGCAGATATATAGTATGTTCAGGATTACCATTCTCTACTTGTGCATCATAAGCATTAGAGATGGTTTCACGCAAGAATGACTCAAATGGGTTTGAGTACAAATTAGAAGTCAATAGTGTAGCTATGAAGTCAACATTCTGTCTGTCAATACCTACTTTGTTATTTTCAATATCACCAATTACTTGTACTTCGCTACCAGTTTCTTGTTTAATAATCATATTTTGTGTAAATTAAAAGTTGTTTGTTGAAAAAGTAGGGGCAGGATTACTCCTGCCACCTGTGTTATTGGATTAAATTTAACAGATTAGAGGTTAGAGAGGATTGCATCAGCCTCTTTCTTGTTGATAATTCTCTTTTGAGCTAATACTGTTACAAGGGAAATAATTGCATCTTTACAGTCCTTATGCTCTGGAGCTGTAACTTGAACTACTGTCTCATTAGGAGAAAGCTCAAAGACGTCAATATCTGCATCTGAGCCTTTCTCAATTTGAACAGTGGTTTTAGACTCAATGTGCTTACTTGCCTTTGCAAGAGTTTCCATTGTTTGACGCTCATAAGCCTCAATAATACCTTCAAGGTCTGCTGTTGATACTTGTGTGAAATTGCGACCACACTGATTCTTTACTTCTTCCTGAAGATTGAGACACTTAATCTTTGCATAAACTTCTGAACGAGTTGCCATAAAATAAATTGTTTAAAATGTTAAAAAATAATTGTTTGTTGTATTTGTATAAATCTGAAATATCTTTCCCGCCTTCAAAAGGTGGTAATACTACATTAATAAATCCTGTTTCTTTAGCTAATTTCTCGGCATTTTGTAATCCAGTTTTATCATTGTCCAATAGGATATAAACCTCCTTAAAACGGCTTCTAAGGCTGTTTATAGCAGTATTACTCATGCTATAACCCTCTCCTTGAATAGCAATAGAGGGTATTCCTAAATTAGACCATAAACACAGTGCATCTTTCAATGAAGAACACACGCATAGCTTATCTCCTGATTTTGGGACTTTTGTCCATAGGCTAATAACAGACCTATCATGCTTATTACACCATTTGTATTTCTTGTTGAAAGGTTGATAAATCTTTAATGTAGTATGTTGTTCCTTAAATTCTACAAAAACATAAGCATATTTGTCAGCTTTAAATACATAACGCTCATTATTCTTATAGACTACCTTATGAGATATAGGATAAACATCTGCATATTTTAGCCACTTCTGAGATATACCAAAGGATTCCCAATATTCAATATCATGTGGCAACCAATCTCTTGCTGCAACTTTGATATCAACAGTTGATTCTTCCACAATCCCTTCTGTTTTTCCGTTCTTTTGATAAGTTGGGTGTGTATAAATCTTTGTATGGAAATCTTGATTAATCATATCCATGACTTCTTTGAAGCTCTTATTAAACATAATCATCAATAAATCATAGATAGAGCCTTTATCTCCTGTGGCAAAATCCAAAAACTTGATTCCTCGCCTCCCTCTGAATATACTAAAGGAAGGCTTGGAATCTTGTCTTAATGGACTATTAATTAGACTTGGTATTTTCTTTACACCAAGATAGTGACGTACTAATTCAACCTCTGAAACTTCCCTGAAGGCGACAGACATTCTATATGTAGGTCTGCCTTTAGAAATCATACTACCAAGGAGTTGGTTCAGAGGTACTTACTAAAAAGGGAGTTCATCCTCCTGAATAGTCTGCTGAGGTTGATTGTCTGTTACAGTAGGAGTGCTAAAGTCAATATCAATCTGCTCACCATCACCCTGCTGCTTGAACTCAGTCTCTTTCACCTTATACTGGTAGGGCATAAAATCACCTGCACTATATTCAGTATTGAAGAAAGCTCCACGCTCAATTCCCTGAGAAATTTCACGCTCAATATTCTTATGGCTTCTTGAGAAACCACGACAGAAAGCTGACTTCAAGAAAGTTTGGAACATACGACCTTCCATATCCTTTCTTACTCCAAAGCAAATATCTATTGCATTCTTAGGCTGCATAGCAATAGCATCAATGATTTCCTTGAAGTTGCCCTTGAAATAGTTATCAATATCATCAAGAGAGCAATAGCAATCAGCCTTATTGGTATTTTCCTCAAATTTGCGAGTGTTAGCATTCCATACATCAATAGGAGCTATACCGAGATAAGAGATAATGAATTTAGTCAATTCCTCTTGACCTGAATAACAGGGCTTATAATCACTATCCAGCTTTGCAGGGCCATTAGAATACATAGGAATAGCTTTAGCCTTATATTCATCTTGAGTTACCCACGCAGTACGACCATATTTATCAATAACCTTACATTTTCCTGCCTGAGAAATCAGAGGTGCTTTAGTGAGGAAGAAAGTTACAGTCATAGGAGGATAGTTGTTGCCACTTGCATCCTTGATTGCCGGTTTAACCACAAATGTCACACGAGCTGTTAGATTGCCCTTATCATCTTGTCCAAAGTATGATGGTTCATTCTCAGGCTCATAGTTAAAGAGTTCTTTAGTCTTGGCTGCATTTGGATTAATAGCTAATACCTCGCAAGGAGCTACACCAATATAACGAGTAAATGAGTTCTGAGAATTGTTTGTTGTTTTACCTGAAGAAATTGCCATAATAGTTTATATTTTTTTATTGTTTAAATTATTGTTTTTAGTTTTGAAGTAGGGAGAATTGCTATCCTCCCTACTGTTTTTGTTTTTGTTTAATCTTAAAGTGCGAAAGGATTATCAGTTGGTTCATCCTTAGTGTATTTGCGAGCTTTAACCTCTACACTGGGTGCTTCCACTGGATTTTCCTCAACCACAGTTTCTGCATCAATATTAGCAGTTTCTGATACAGCTTCTGTGATAGCTTCCTCAACCGCTTCCTCTAATTTATCCACAAAATTAACTAAGTCTTCTGAAACTTCCAAATCTTCAGTATTAGTAATTTCCTTTTCAATCGGAGGATAGATAGTATCAGGATACTTGAAATCAAAAGAAACCATCTTTACATCATTGCCACGAGCATCCTTAACCCATGTTTCTTTGCGCTCAATGAGGTCAAAGGTCTTATACTCACTATTAGTAATATACGGAGTTGTATCCATCTTATCCATTACTTCTTTTTGCTGGATAAGCTCCTCACTAAGCTCAGCAATCTTGGCTTCGAGCTTGATGATATTCTTATATGTAGTATTATAAAGTGAGCGTGCAATACGTTTGATAGCTGCTTTTTCGTTGTTATTCAAATTTTTCATAATGTTGTTTGTTTGTAATTTAATTGTAATTTAATTGTTAATTAACCGTAATATTCTGTCATAGATTCTACCACCTTGTGTAGGTCATTGGGGATGAAATCCTCCTCAAACATATCCGCTGGAGACTTAGCTGGTATTTCTATATTACCAAGCATACACTTATGAGTATAGAAGCCATAAGAAGCATCACCTTTGTCGTTAAATTGTACAGCACTAAATAGTACCACTGGTACAACTTCAAGCGGATTATACGAGGTATCAATCAATTTTCCAACTGTTGATGGCTTATAACCAACAATAGCATTATCTGATATAACCTCCTCACAGTGCATAACTATGAATATATTGATATCAGTTCTCATATTCTCAGCAGTCTCAATGATATTCTGGAAATGAGCAGCCATATCTGTATACTTACCAAAGCCTGATTGCTTAGCAGTTCTGAAATACTCTTTTCTCATAATATAAGTGCCATCATCAATAATGACATTCTTAACATGAGAAGCGTTTTTATCAATAGCCTTTAAATAGGTGATAATCTGAGAATAATCATCAAGGTCAAATAGATTCTTAGCCTCTTTGTTGTAGAGTTTCTGACTACCCTTGAAAGGCAATCTTTTCTTCAATACATTAAATACTACTGTTTCTTTGGGGTCAAGAGTTTTGATGCTTGTTGATTTACCTGTTCCCGATTTTCCGAGAATTAAACAAATGTTTGCCATTTAATTTGCGTTTAAGTTGTTGTTTATAAATAAAGAATAAATTTTGTTTGTTTTTGATGCCTTGATACACATTATTAATATGTGGGTCATTAGGCAAAGGAAGCTCTTTAAAGGCGTTTATAGCACCATCAAAGAGTACTGGGCATAGCCCATTGGCTCTACCATTTCTATTTAGGACAATCTCTAAAACCCTGAATTGGTCTTTGAGGGTTGTAATATCATATCCTAAATATTCTGGTTTCTCAAAACTATAAGGATTAGTTATACCAATCATACAGCTACAATCCCTACCTGTATATTTGCTATCGCCCAAACCTGCAACTGTTGGTCTAATCTTATTAGCTTTAAATGCTTCAAGAGACTGAGTTTCAATACTTTGCTGTTGAATTACCACTGGAATATAACCATATCTATCTCTGGCTATAATCATATATTGTGATAATTTCATCATACAAGCCCTTAAATCCATCTGAATACCATTATTCCTTTCTGTGTCCAATAGTGAAATATGGTCTACAATAATAAAATAATACTCATCAGGATTGTTAGGTACGTAATAATCAAATATTTTTCTCTCAATTTCTTTCCCTGTTTCATCTTTAGTTTTAACTGTTTTATAATAAGTGGTTCCATTATTTTCGGCATAGTTCTTAAAATTCTTATAGATACCTGTTGCGTTGGTGTCATCATAAAATGTAACTACTTTCTCATAAACAGCCATTATTTCCTTGAATTTATCTCTTTCCATTAGCTCTAATACTGCTGCATCAAGAGGCTTCTCATTATTGGTGGATTTTAGGTCTGTAGGACTCAATCTCACCTTATATAAATGATTTAATAGGAAAGCCATAAATCTCAGGGTGATGGCTTCAGGGGTTTCCTCAAGAGGATAATAGCTGATTTTAGCTTCAATTACTCCTGGATAATAATACATATAAAGAACAGTATTATATACAAATAGGTAATTGGTTATCTGAGTTTTTGCTGACTTAGTAGGGCCACTCACCAAATAGTAAGTGCCTCTTTCTATTCCAGGAAACTCATTCTTGAATCTCTTGAACGGCAAAGGTATACAATTTACCTTACCATTAATAACAGTATCTCTCCTTTTATGAAGATTTTCTATTATTCGTTCTCTAAGACTACTCATTTTAGGAATCTACAACTAATTGCTCATACTAATTCGTCATTCCAATTTTGAGCTTTGCTGGCTGCTTCCTCAGGATTCTCTATAAAGGCTAATAATTGAGAATTTTCCTCAATTTCACCACCTACTTGCACCCTTTTACTGATGAAATACTTTAGGAGCTGCATATAAGTATAATCACCATTAAATGACTGAATATACCTTGTAGTAGCCTCTACTGCCTGTTCATCCGTAAATTTGCAATTATAGCGTTTTATAAGCCCTTTTAGCTTCTTACTGATTATTGCAGCAGAATCTCTCCACTGATAATTAGTGCCTGGCTTTTTGCCCTTAGGATATAGTTCTATCAATTGCTTTGCAAGAGATAAATATCTGTCTTCACCCTTGGCATTCTTCTCCTGTATTTCACTGTTGAGAATTATGCGTTCAATGACATCTACTGTGTTCTCATTGCATTTAGGCTCTATTAGATTACCTTCAAGGTCAAAGCCTTTAAAACAGTCTATATTGCCTTTCTCGTAGTTTCTGAGATATGTGGCCTTAGTTATTGGACACTCATAATAGAGTGCCAACAACATCAGGAAATCTCCAATAGCATAGCCCTCTTGAGCTATTACATCAGTATCAATTACAAATTTCATAACTTGATTGAATTTAGATTAAATATTGTTTTGATGTTCTCAGGCTTGATATTCTCAAGCATCTTATTTACCAATTCTTCCTCTCTTGTACCCATATAATAGGGGATTATCACTATTGGCTGTTTGTGCCTTAGGATTCTACCAATCTTCTGAATGGTAAGTATTTCAGAGGAATTTATCACATTAAATATACCAGCTCTACAATCAACCAGATTAACACCCTCATTCAGGCAATTAACTGTTGATATTATATCAAGCTCTCCTTTATTGAATAGGTTCAATACTCTATCAGAATACTTATTCTGGGAGTGTACTGAGGACACATTCAATCTATCAGATTGCTCTATTGATGCACAGAATATCAAACTACGGCATTTTTGCTTATGTAGATATTCTGAGATTTTGGTAGATATAGGTAATTTAATATCAGATAGCCATACAAGCCTGTCTAAACAAGCTCTAAGCCACATATTCTTCCATGTATCATCTTGTATCTCATAGAATTTCTTCTTATACCACTCTATCATTTCTGATGCTTGGTCATAATATTCCTGCTGAGTACATTTGACTATATACTTGGTAGTTTTGTCTTTCACTGCCAGAAATCGCTGTCCATAATATATTGTAGTTTCTCCCCCTTTGGCTCTTTTGTTTTTCACAAATGACTCTGTGATTCTATGATTATCTAATTGTAGAGGATATTTATATATTATAGGCTCTGGCAGTACTGCATCTTCTATAGCCTCCCTCATTGATACCTTGAAAAAGTGTATGCTCTTAAAATGGTTTCTAAGAGCGTTTTTCTGGGCCTGTTTGAGTGTGGCTGATAAAAGTATAGACCTTGTGATTTTGAACGATTGTAGGGCCTCTATACATCTTTCTGATATATGGTGTGCCTCATCAAATATCACCATATCCCATTCAAAGGCATATTTTTCTATACTTGCATAGCAAGCTACACAAATACCAGTTTCCTTATTTTCGGGATACCATTTCTTAAATTCTTTCCCCCATTCATCTTTAAGAACCCTCTTGGGCACGAGTATCAGCACTCTTGTAGGCTTATAGAACTTTATAAGCTCTATTGCCTGCTTGGTTTTACCCATGCCCGTAGGGAGTTCTAAAACAAGATTTTTACAGTTGAGAGAGAGAATTTCCCTTGTAACTTCTTCTCTTGTCATTATTGTTTAAGATTTATAATAGTTGTTTTGCCATTCAATAAGGATATATGCGGATATTTAACCTTCTTCTTCATGGAAAACTTTATAGAATTTACTATTCTTGGCTTCTTCTTCTGTCTTGAAGTAATTTCCTGCTATCCACAAGCCAGTGTCCCAGCCTGTAAATTGGTCAATATAATTATCAATATTTCCAAGACCTGACACACAGAAATATTCCTCACCCTCTTTAGCTCTCCAGCGAGGAAGTTTAAATGTTGACCAATCTCTATTCTCCTTGCTTGGAAATAAGATTGTTTCTGTATCGCCATCATCAAGCGCTTTACCATCTGCTGTAAACCAGTATATCATACCATTCTTATGCTTTGTTCCAATAGGGTAATTTTCCCCATGTTTAAGCACTGAGATTAGTTTGACTATACCATGAGCTGTTGAATATAACTCAGTATCTTGAGGAGTGTCTTTTAGGATTTTAACAAGGTCAATTGTACTATCTTCAAACATCCAATCATCCCAATGAAATCTACAATCGTCTATGTTAATACGATAATAATCATCGGACTCAGGATGTACGCATACTATTTCTGCAATTGTGGCCTCTTGACCACAATATTCTGCCATTGCATCACTGAAAAATCTACCATCCTTACCTACAACATAGTCACATGAGTGTCCCCTAAGTTTGTTTTCGTTAAACCAATTCAATGATTTGACTTTGACTTTATCCCCTACTTTATATTTCATAATTATTCTCTATTAAAAGCATTATAAATTTTACTCTCAACTGCCTCATCTACTGTCTTAAAGTAATTGCCTGATTTCCATGCTTGGTCATCATTGCCAGAGTATATATCAGCAGCCTTGTATATTTCACCCCATGATGTCACATAGAAATAATGACTACCTCTCTCAGCCCTCCATCTTGGAATTTTGAATGTACTCCAATCCCTATTTTCCTTGCTTGGGAATAATACACACTCAGCATTTTCTAAATTAAAATATTTGCCATCTGCTGTGTAGTATTGTTCGCAATCTTGATCATCCAATACTTCAATAGGGTAAAAATTCGAGCCATTTACTCCAGTATAGACTCTTCCAAATTTTACTGGGCCATGAATAGCTGAATATAACTCCATACCTTCAGGAGCATTCTTTAATATTTCTCGTAAATCTATATTCTCGTTCATCTTTTTCAATCTATCTCAATTTATTTCATATTTGTATTGGTCACACCAAGCACCACATTGCTCACATTGTCCAAAATCCTCATATTCTCCTAATTCCATAATTGCAGTCTCCATAGCATCATCTATTATCATTTGATAGGTGATACTATTAGTTTCCTTGATTTTGGATAGGACTTTGAAGAATATCTTTTCAAGTTCTTCAATGCTGTGCTCCTCTACAAAATCAGCTATAGGTTGGTTGTCGAGGGACACATAATCCCCCGAACAACCTTGTGAATATACCAATTCCATAATCTTATTAGCCCTCCTGCTCTTTCTTTTTTTCTTGTCTGAGAAGCTCAAGTCTAAATTCTGCAAGATTGATTCTATCAGTAAGATTTTGAATCTCAGCCAAAACCTTTCTGATTTCTTTATCTATTTGGCTGAAATTAGCCCAATCTCTCTCATCTTTAGATGGAAATAGAATACAGGGTAAATTAGGATAGTTGGCACCGTATTTAGTGAGGTATTGCTCGTTAATAATAAATCTGTTATTTGTAGGCTTAACAGTAATTTGGAACATGGGTAATGTTGGGTCTATTTTTGTTAGCTCTACCTCACCCCAAGCATCAGTCCAGAATGTTTGACCAATGCAGTTTCTCAAAAGAGTACAAAGATTAATCTCGTTCATTTTCTTAAATTGTTTGTTGTTGAATAATTCTTTTATCTATATTATTTAGTCTTTTGGCTATTGCCATGAAAACACTACCTTGATAGTGCTTACTTTCAGGATTGTCAAGGTGATTATAATACCTTGAGCTGATACTACTCAATGGTCTATTGAGTTTGACGCTGGCTTCATAAAAAGCCTGATGAGGGCAATCAGGGTGCTCTATCATAAGCTCCATGATTACCCTATCTTCTTCTGCTGTATAGTGGTTTTTAGACATGGCCTAACAATTCTCCTATTACAAGTAAGAATATTATGTAAACCACACAGGCAGCACAGGCTCTCAGAATTTCCTCTTTGAGCAATTTCTTCTCAGTATTATACTGAGGATTTCGCTCATCGAGGATTCTGAGGTGCTTACGCATTTTATCAACATTAGATGCTGACACTATGGCTATAACGCCAAATACAACGGCTAAAATGCCATTAATGACTATTAATGTTATATACATAATTATAATTATTACATACGAGAACGATAAATCACCTCATTTGAATGCCTCAAAGCATCAGGGTCATACGCAAATGCCATAATGAAAAACGTTATAGCTAATCCAAGGCAAAATACTGAGCCAAAAATCTTTTTGCCTTTAGCGTAACCTACGAAGCCCATAAAGAAAAAGATTGCAAGAAGTCCTGATACTAAAGATATTATTGGGTCAAACATAATTATTTCAAATTAATTTATTTCTTTAATTTTTCAATAACACACTCCTCTAATAGATTGAATGCAACTACAGTTACACGCTCATCATTATAAGCGCATTTCATTGCAACAAAGAAATAGACGGCTTCTTCTACAGTATAGTCCCATATATTATTCAATACCAGCAAATCCGTCAATTTTTTCGTTTGGCCTTGAGTATTTAGTGAGTTTAATACTGATGGGTGATAAGTACGAGTGTACCATTGTCTAACAAACTTGAGGTCATCGCTATTGCAATAATTGTATATTCTATCACGATGTAGCTCATAAAGAGCTGAGTATGAGTCATTTGTTTGAGCACTTGCTGTTATCCCTATTATAGAGATTATTACAGCCAAAATAATTTTCTTCATTTTCTTGTTGTTTTAGTTAATTTCGATATAAATTTCTTGTTTTTCCCAATCTTGTACCTGAATAGGTGACTCTTGTTCAGACTGAGTTTGAGGTAAATCAGGCTCATCAATATTGCATGATATAAGCCCTAAAATAGCTAATAATACAATATACCTCATTATTGTATCATTATATGTAATGCAGATGAAACTATTTCTGATATCTTTAAATTAGATTCAGCAGCCATATGCACTACCAAGAGTCCTACTTCCGGTCTTTCAGAATTAAATAGGCTGATTAAACCCATCATTCCAGGCAGTCTATCATATTCCCCTTTATTAGGGTCATATGCCTCCTTAAACCAGTTGTAATCATCAATATTAAAGGTATTGCCATAATAGTCAGCACCTTCAGCACCCTTTAATATCTCGCAGATATAGTTGTACACAAATTCATAGCTATCTACTGCCAGATTTTGAGTGTCAACTATTTTCTCTATTTGTTCTTCTGATTTAGAATTGTCATCAAACAAATGAGAGGAGCAGTGTCCTACACCAACTCCTGCAAGGAGAACTGATGCAAGACCAATTGTTTTAGTCCAATTTACTATCATATATATTATTATTAAGTTATTTCAAAAAGAAATACTCCTACTTTCCCAAGCAAGAGTATGTAAATAAACACAAAATTAAACACCATAATGCGATTAGTTATATCCTCCTATTTTCCCAAACAAGAGGATAAATAGTTATCAAATAACACATAAATCAAATACCAATGTTGTACGTGAATTGCATAATTATTGTATATTTAATGTATATTGATAAAAAAAGGCTATCCCTAATTATCACAATCAAGAATAGCCACTCAATCAATATTAACATCAAACAACTCAATAATTACAATCAATAATATGCTGAGTATCAGAGACTTGCACTCTGAGAATGTCTATGTAACAACTCAATAATTACAATATCTACTGAAGTAGAAATTCTATTACATTACATTATACTCAATAATAGTAGCTGATAGGGGACTCCAACCCCTAACCTATGGTTTAGGAAACCATTGCTCTGTGCAGTTGAGCTAATCAGCCAAATGCAGGTGATGCACACTATCTTGAGCATACAACACCCGATTTCAACTACTCAAATGAGAAGTGAAAATAAGAATACCACTATCTTCACAGACAATGGTATAAAACAAAACCAACGTATCTAAATTCCCATAATACCATCTATTTTCGGTAATTTCGTTTGGCTAATTCTTCTTTGAATAGTGGTATAAATTCTTCTCTCCATGTAAAATTAGAGTGTGCAATCAGTCTCATACAAGCTAATATGTGTTTTGTATCCATATTAGTAATGAATATTACTGTGCCATCTTTACATTCCCATGCTTTATTGTCTAACAATTGACAATAATAGAGATTGGAATCTGTTACTACATCTTCAAGGCCAAACCAATCTTGTTCTTCTGCCCACATAATCTTGTTGTTTTTTGAGTTAATATTAATATGAATTGTACTCCTTATAGGACTCGAACCTATGACCCACAGCTTAGAAGGCTGTTGCTCTATCCATCTGAGCTAAAGGAGCAAATAATAAACCTCACTATCTTCCCAGACTGTGAGGTAATCCGACATTCACACAAAATATTATTAATCAAAAATGACAGTGCAAATATAATTACAATATTTTAAATGTGCAAATATTTCAGCTAATTTAACATGAATATAGCAATACAGAATTATTCTTATATCAATTTACCATAAGCCTGTCTGTGTAGACTGAACTCATGTTTGGCTTGCTCTACAGTGGCAAATGTTATCATAAATATGGTTCTGTGACCCATCTTTTTGATAACTGTCTTCTTGTCTCTGATGACTTCTATTCCTGTTGCTGTTACTTTTCTTGTTTTCATGACTCTATTTATTTGAATATTAATATTTTTGTCTGGTATTGGGTGAGTTTGCGTCAGCAACACTCACAGGAAGCCAATGTCCTGCAAGTGTGCTTAGCAAATAGATATTAGCGGATATCACGCTCTACTGAATAATTGTGAGTTAGTGTTGCTACACGCTTATTCTTGTGGATTTCCACTGTCAGATAATCGGGCATTATGCAATCATCTATTGGATATTCGTCATATCTATATACCAAAGAAAATTCTCTTTGGTCTACTACTGTGTCCAGCAACTGAATGATTGTTTCAATGATGGTTTGGTCATTGTATTGGTAATTATCAAATAGGTCGTGGAATAGGACATCTAATCCTTCGGCTTCTCCAGCAAGGAATTGGTTGAACTTCATATCCTTGAGCAATTCTTTGGTTAATTCTACCCAATCATAGTAGTTGGTATCCTTGAAGTCAATGTGATATTTTTCTACTAAGTTAGAATTGCGAACTGTTGTCATTTTGATTGTTTTCATTGTCTTGTAATTTTAAATTATTATTGTTTGTTGTTGTTTTTGTTATATGTTATAAGTTGAATTGGTCTATTGTTGCCAAAACTGTTATTGTTATCACAAATAGTATTGATATTATTGTGAATGGTATATTAAACCAACCATAATCAAATAGTTCTGGCTTGTTAGACTCTATTATAGCATATATGAATAGAATGAAAGTGCTGCTGGCAGTGAATACCAGCAACACATATAGGATAATGGCAAAGATTAGCATTTTGATACAATTAAGCGTTCAGTTTCTTGAATTATGCTGATTTTAATGTGCAAATATGACTTTTGTGGGTCATATTCCATATACAATTTTCGGCCAATAGTGAGTTCTAACATTACTCTTTTTACAAATGTATGTACATTTGTACCTTTGTCTTTTGCATATTCCGCACATTGTTCAGCAATAAAATCTAATGCTTTACCTTTGTTCATTGAGATGAGTTTATACTCTTGTGCATCACGAATTATGTAGTTTAACATTCTATTTAAATGTTCTACACAAGTGATTGTTGCAAGGTTCATAGCGTACTGTTGTTCGGCTAATACCTTAATGTCTGTCTGAATTGATAATTCTTTCATTTGATTTATGTATTTAGTTGTTTGTTTTTATTCGGTATATTTAGTTATGTACTTTAAATACTATCAATTTTCATGGTTGGTTGCAAAACACAAGCTGAGTGCATGGTGGTGATTATCAGCCACTTAGCACCCAGTTTGTGTATCAAATGATGTGTTTCCACAGAGGTGGAACAAGCAAGGTTTACACCTGACTTGCTTCACCAACTGTGGCAACTGTGCGCTGTTGTCCAGCCAGCAATTCAGCACCAAAGGTGCGAATAATTTGACCTCCAGCAAGCATTAGGGTTGGTACCCATGTTTTACCATCATCATTTGAGCATTCAGCTATAACAAGATTCTTAAGTTCAGTTTCCTTTGCCGCACGAGGTGAGCAATATCCACGCTTGCTTCCACAAATGAAGTAATGTTTGCCTTTTGCATTAAGGCCAACTTCAAGGACTGCTTGGTTGTCAATGATGTACTTTTTAGCTGTTTGTTTGTTGCGAGATTTGATGTCCGCCATGATTGTAAGTATTAAAGTTGCGTACCCCACAAATTACCAACCCATACAAGGGTTGTGACACAAGGAGGGGGTACATACCCAAGTGCCGAAGGCAGGGGAGGGTTTGGGGTGGCTATCCCCCACTCCCATAAGTTCTTAGGATTTTCAAAAAAATAGAAAATTTTATTTTTAAAAATTCCATTATAACCCATAAAGCATCCTACATAACTATATTGACTGATTCATAGAAGTTTATTACCTTTGCACTCAAACTATACACATATGATAACTATTAAAAATAACATTATTCCTTTCGGGAGTTTTAATGCAATCAATCTTTTTGGAATTGTTTTCTACAAAAAGAATATGTCCTATATAACTAAAAATCACGAATACATCCATACTAAGCAGATGAGAGAGCTTCTCTATATCCCATTTTACATCATCTACTTCCTGGAATATCTTGTAAGACTGTTGGCTTGCCAACACCACAAGAAGGCATATAGGGCTATCTCCTTTGAGAAAGAGGCTTATGAAAATCAGAAAGATTCAGACTACTCAAAAAATAGGAAATTATATAACTGGCTAAAATACATTTAAAATTATGAAGTGGAACAAACTTACTATGAGCCAAAGGAATCAGTATATTCAATTAGCTCTTGCTAATGAAATAAGGGATATTGATGCTATTGCTGAGGCTTATGAGCAAGCTAACAAATTCGATGATGCAGGATTTACTAATATAGAGCAGAATCAAGTAGCTCCTATGAAGGGTTATTTTACTAAACCTGTTTCTCAGATTAGCGACTGGGGTACTATATCTGAAATTACTGATGCCTCAGGAAATAAGAGGCCCTTACAAGATGTGATAAACACTATGCCTGATTACCAGGTTTATGTTGATGCTACTGGTAGACCTATACAAGGTAATTCAAATAATAGTTCAACATTCTCCTCCCAGAATAATGGAGTTAACCCTACTGTTGCAGCAATGCCTAATGCTGGAGATATGATGAGCTTAAATCCTTCATCTCAGAAATACTGGTATACAAATCAGTGGGGTGCTCCTGTAAGAGATTCTGGCATATTTGGCTCTCAGGCTATTGACCCAAGCAATGACTTATTCTATCTTATGGCTCCAGCATTAGGAGTAGAGGATGTCATTGCAGGAAGGCTAATGACATCAATAGGAAGAGGTGTCAATGAAGCCATGAGGCCAATTAGGAATGCAAAAAGGACTTACGATAAAGCTGGAAGGAGATTTAACTCTTACGAGGGAAAATCAAACGATAAATTCATCGAAGATAGACGCTATACCAATGGAGTGATGGAGGCCGCAAAGGGCAAAACATTGAGGGATAATGTGATAACTGATGATATGAAAAGAGGCCTCATCAAAGGAGCAATAGATGAGAAGGCAAAAGCAAGGATGGTTTATTACAGAGATGATATACTGGAAATGCGAGCAAAAGGATATGACACAAGCGAATATGAACTTATTGCTCCTGAGTACATATCATTCTGCAATAAAATGGGATTAGACCCAAATAGTGCAACTACTGCTGCTCAGTTCATCCAAAGGCAAAGTAGGAGTACGAGGGCTATCGCTGATATAAATGACCCTGTGAAAGCTGAAGAAGTCCTAACTACTGCATATAATTCAAGAGGGGACAGATTAGGTGGAGACCAACTTGGAACAGATGGTGGATTGTATACCTCAAACAATGGTGGAGTGAAAAGTACAAGAGAAAATCCGCTTGAAGACAATATTCCAAATAGATTCTCAACTGGACTCTCTACTGTTGATGGTATTTCAAGAGGCACTGTAGCTGACCTTCACACTGATTTTGGAATAGACCCAAGCCTACCACCTATGGAGCAAATTAAGGCATTTAAGGCAAAACAAGTTGACGGAAATATGCTTGGGCCAATGCTAAATATATATAAAGGCGTAGAGAGTTCAGCAAGAAAAAAGATTTATGACTCTGATGAATCGTTAAAAGCTGTCTATGGGCCATACTTCGGCGATAAGACTATGGAGAGAGTATTGATAACCCACCAGCCAAGCGAGCAAGTAGCAAAAATAGTAGACAAAGTTAATACTGAAAGAGCTGGCCATAGGACTGAATTATTCAATAGGTTTGGAGAGGCAGAGGGTGGACATCAATTTGAGAATGGAAACTTCTTGCCATACAATGAAGCCTTAACTCCTGAGACTGTAAATAGGTATCTTGGGTATTTGAATACAGTAGATGCTCCTACAATTAATTTACAGGAGTTAAGTATGTCAAGAGGCCCTAAGGGGCAAAAAATGTTTAAAGACCTAATGACTCCAGTAGAAGAATCCGCATGGAATCAGGCTACAGGCAGGGTTGCTAAAAGAAATGAACTTCAAGGCAAAATTATAGATGGAGATGCCGGATTTGCATATAAATTGTTTGAACTATTAAATCCAACTTTAGTTAAGTCAAAGAGAGAGCTTGGTAAAATGGAAAATGTAGGTGATGTATTCTTAGGCCCAAAAGACCGCATAGGAATGGGTAGAAGTTGGAAGAAATAATTTGTAACAGCATTGTAATTTATAAGTGTACTTTCTACACTCATTTGCATAATTCAAATATTTTACTTATCTTTGTACGTGCTTACAAAACTTCTCATTTTGTAAAGTTCAGCCAGAAAGCAAATAACCCAAGTTTATATTAGATTCTGGCTTGCTAAGGGATGGCACTTGAGTAATAGGACTCAGTATAGTGTAAGACCTTGACACAAATTCCTACATATAGATTGATGTCTCCTGCTGATGAGAATGTGAAAGATGCTGAGGGTAAAAGGAGCTTTGGGGTAAACCGCCATCAATCAAAGTTGTAGGAAAAGTTCACTCGGAAGGGTAACTGGGGATGAGAAAAATCTCTTAGGGATACTTGTGTTTAAAAATAAAGCATTTATCCTTCCAGGAGAAATTAGTGGTAAACTTACACTTCTGGATGCTTAACTTCTCCGAACCCTCATTAAGTGGTATTTAAAAGGGATGCTGTGTCCAAATTTAAACAAATAACAATTATGATGTTTTTCGTACATTATGACAATGGTGCTGCTAATATAACCAAGGATATGAAATCATTGGTTGCCAAGCATATGAGGATTAAGCCAAGGAAAATTGGCTTCACAATTTGTGAGTTTGATAATAAAGGAAATCGTAAGAAGCCTTAATGGCAGGGAATATTTTTTTCATGGGCAATCAGGAGTGACAAGGATAATTAAATAGGAGCCTTGCTTCTGGTTGCCCTTATTTTTTTATGATAATATGAATACAAAAAATTTCAAGTTCAACCTCATGGGGGATGAATGGCAGGTGGAGTTTGTGGATATGATTGAAGATACCGAGAATAAGGATGAGCTTATTTATGGCAGGTGCTTCTTTGATAGCCAGACTATTATGATTGCCAGAAAGAGTGCTAATGGAAAGGAGTTCAGCAACAGAGTCCTCCAGAGAACCCTACTGCATGAGATTACCCATGCTATCTTCGGAGAAGGATGCTATACTGCAAGTAATAATGATGAACCTTTAGTAGAATGGACTGCAAGGTGCTTACAGGATATTTTAAAGGTCGCAGATAAACTCAAGCTATGATGGAGAATTATTTAGGTAGCCACAATACAATGTCATATTTGAAACCAAAGAAATGGTGGATGAGGCTGTTTAATTGGATTGGGAAATGCCAATCAGAGCCTGTGATGACACAGATAATACATAAAGGTGTACGATTTTTAGACTTCAGAATCAAGATTAAGGATGATGGTAACTACTGCTTTGCACATGGGAAAATTGAGTATCAGGATTCAGTGGAGTGGAGGTTTAATACTATAAATGCGTACTCTCCAAAAGCTGACCCTATTTTTGCAAGGGTGGTACTTGAGAATCCAAATAAATTCAGCAGGGAGAGATTCTACAACCTCTGCGAGTATTGGAAAGTTAAGTACCCTAATATTGAGTGGCAAGAGGGATTGGTTAAACCGACATTTGAGATTATATATGACTTTGATAAAACTAAGTGCACTTGCAAGGAGGATTATGCTTCTTATCATAATGATAGTAGTCATTATGCTTTATTTCCTTATCTGTATGCTATTCTGCATAATAGGAAAACTAAGAGGGATTACCTGAAGAACCCTAAGCATAACTTCTTGATGATTGATTTCGTGAATGTGGGTAAGTGATTATCCACATTTTTTTTGCCCTAAAGAAAAATAATTACAAAAATATTTGCGTATTTAAAGTATTTTACTTATCTTTGCCGCATAATTAAAAATTTATATTATGGAAGAAACTATTGAAACTTGTATGACTCCTGAGTTGGAAGACCATCTTGTTAGACAGTATATGCAGCAGATGGTTAGTTTGAGTGTAGTAATCAAGGATATTGTTGAGCGTCATGGGCTTCATAAGGATAAAGATGTTAAGTCTTATGTCAAGCTGCTCAAACAGGCACTTAAATTTGCAGAGGCAAAATGAGAAAATTTGCAGTAGCATTAGCTAATAATGACAGGCATCTTGTTCAGATTGTAAATCAATTAGAAATCAAGCAAGATGACATTGTTCTGCTTGAGCAAGTACGAGGGTCTGTTGGTTATAAGATATTTTACTACAAGGATGATGGAGCGGAAACTCAAACCTGAGTATGATGATGAACCCATCTTTTATTGCAAAGATTGTTTATCCCTGAGAGTTCGGGATGCTGGTTCACTAAATCTCCTTTACTGTGAGGATTGTTCCAACACTGATATAGGAGAAACCACTATTGATAAGTGGGTACAGATGTACGAAGATAAATATGGTTTTAATTATTTAACTGGATATTAAAAAAATGGAAGAGAAGAAACTTAGCTACGAGGAATTGAACAATGTATGTATGCAGCTTAGCGAACAGAATGAACGCATGAAAGCTCATATTGAGAACCTTAACCGCCAGCAGATGTTTGCTCGTCTGGAATTTCTATTCAAGGTTCTTGAGTGCGGAGCTTCATTCCCAGTGGAAATTTTCGAGAAAACTGTTAAGGAGATTTCGGAGATTATGTATCCTACTCCTGCTCCTGTGGCAGTCGAGGATAAAGCTGAATCAGAAACAGAGGCTTAGTTATGAGGGGGGTAGACAAAGTAATTCCAATACCCTCCTCTTTAGAAAAGAATTTCTTTCGCTATTGGTTGGAATTTCTAAGGCCTGTTCATAATTTAACTGACAGAGAAATTGACATAGCTGCTTGCTTCTTGAAAAAGAGATATGAGCTTTCAAAGAAGATTAGTGACAGCAATCTGCTTGACCAAATTCTGATGAATGAGGACACTAAGAAGCAGATTAGAACTGAATGTAATATTTCTCTCCAGCATTTTCAGATTATCATTGGTAAACTTAGAAAGAACAAAATCATAGTAAATAACACTATTAATCCTCGACTTATCCCTAAGATTAATGAGGAAAATAACAGTGCTCATTTGCTTTTATATTTTGATTTGAAGCCATGAAGTCGGAAATAGAAAAGCTCGCTAAAGAACTTGGGTTAGAACCTAATACTGTCAAGAAAGTGTACAGTGCTTATTGGTTGAAGATTAAGCAACATATAGAGAAACAAGATATTAAGGAATCCAATATTGAGGATTTAAGCCTTGAGGAATTTCAAAACCTCAGAAGTAGTATAAATATATCTTCCTTGGGCAAACTGTACACTTCTCCTGATATTATTAAGAGAGTGAAAAGAAGATTTGAGAACATCAAGAAAATCAAGAAGTTTTATGAGGATAATGAAAGTAAAAGCAATCAAGCCTCTGTTTAACAGCATCATTGTTACTGCCGAGAAATATGAGGAAGATGCTACAAAGAATGGAATCATTGATGCTTCAAAGCAGCAGGGAACATTGAAAGAAAACCAGATGGTTATTGCAGTTGGTTCAGCGGTAAGGGATATCAATGTTGGAGATATAGTCAACATTAACCCTATCAGATATGCTGTTAAGAAGTATGACAAAGACTCCATTAGACAGGATGTTGCTGGTGGAAATCCTATTGTAGGTTATCAATTTGACTTTGTTGAAATCAATGGTGAGGAGCATCTTCACCTCCAGGATAGGGATATCAACTATGTCATTACTGCCTTTGAGGAGGAGGAGGTTGAACTTCCCAAGCAAGCATCCACAATTATAATGCCCCCAACAGATATTATTGTTTAATAAATCCAAGCCTATCCTTCGGGGTGGGCTTTTTAGTTATATATGCACTTAATAGAATACATACAATACGAAATTAAGCCTACTCAGGAGGCCTTCCTGATTAAGCCTATAAGAGATCTATACAACAAGGATAAAACCAAGAATAAGGAGAAATTTATGCAGCAATTGTCAATTCTCTACTTCCTGGTTGACCCTCGCAGTAGTTATAGCTATATAGTATCTGAGGAAGAAAGATTCAGGGAAATCCTCAAACAGGAGGGATTACCGCTTGACTTCAAAATAGAGAAAGACCTCAAGGAAGCTATTGACATATATAAGGCTCATATTATTACCAGTAGCTACAAGCTACTTCAAAGCACTAAGATTGCCGTAGATAAGCTCTCTGAGTTTCTTGAGAATATTGACCTATATGATGTTGATGATAAGGGTAAGCCTAAATATACAATCAATTCTATAACCCAAGCTATCAGGCAAGTTCCTCAGCTTGCAAAGGATGTAATAGAGGCTGAGAGAATTGTAACTAAGGAAATTGAGGAAGAAGGTAGAGCAAGAGGAGGAAACGAGAAAACTTTATTTGATGATGGATTTAAACGCTATAACGGTTAAACTCAATGAATTTCAATCCACTCCTGAGGAGCTTGAGTTATTTTCATATCCTACTGAGGTTCAGGAGCAATTCTATGAGTTTGTAAATACAGTGCCTTTTATCAAGTACCTCATAGGAGATAGGCCCAGAGCTAAGGATTTAGAGAGGGATGAAAAAGGCAGAATCAAGGTTGACATAACCAGACCTCATATACTTGAAGATATGGATTACTTCAGGCAAGCGGCTATCTTCTACCAGAAGAATGGATGCTATACTTTCCTGAGGCCCAATCCAAATCCTAATAGTGAATATGGTAAATGGTGCTATGAGGAAATCAGAAGATGCAGAGAGGGTTATGTAAGAGAAAGTGATGGAGAATGGATTCCTGGCAGCTTGTATTTCTTTTTGAATTATTGTCCTATCCCTCAAACTAAAACAGTTAAAGGCTCTAAGAGAGGTGCTCGTGTTATTGACTTTCCTGAGTTCTGGGAGGGTATTTATTGGCGTATGCACTACATAGAACAAGCAAGAGAGCAAGGAAAACATGGGTGTGAAATCTCCAGTCGTGGAAAGGCTCATCCATATTCTCAGGTAGTTTACACTCCTTCAGGATGTAAATCATGGGGCGAGATTAAGATTGGTGACACTTTGTTTGGAGACGATGGAAAGCCAACTACTGTAATAGATATTCCTTATGATGGTTTTTTGGATATTTACAAGATTACATTAAAAGATGGCAGAACAGTAGAAGCCTCAGGAAATCACTTGTGGAAAGTATGGAGGCAATACAGTCATTGCTTCAAAACTCTAACTACAGAGGAAATGATGACTGATTTTGCAAAAAAGAGAAGTAAATCAGAGCGTAATCCAAATGGAGTTGAGTTTAATTATAAGATTCCAAACCATAAGGGCGCGGATTTTAATGAGCAAGAAGTTCCAATAGACCCATATACAATGGGATTATTGCTTGGGGATGGCAGCTTTAGAACATACAAACTCAGGAACTCATTCTACTATACTTCTGAGGAAGTAGATATGGAAACTTATAAAGGACTAATTCCATACCCTATAAGGAGGATGAAAAACTACTTGCAATACTACATAGACTTTCCTGATGCAAGAGGAGTCCTTGAAAAACTTGGATTGTACATGAAGAAATCAGAGGGAAAATTTATTCCTGATTGTTACATCTTTAATTCAAGAAAAGTAAGACTAAACCTGCTCAAGGGGATTATGGATGCAGATGGATTTGTAGACAACAATGGCATCCCTATTATTGGAGTCTCATCCAAGAGGCTTGCTGATAATATAGCTTTCCTTGCAAGGAGCCTTGGATATAATTGCTTGCAGAGCGTAAAACCATCTGGCTATAAGGATAAGAATGGAGATTTTAAGCAATGCCTTAATTCTCACATAGTTAGAATTTATACTAATGATAAGATTTTCAATCTCAAAAGAAAGTATGAATTACTAACAAATTTTGAATCCACATATAGCAGAAGCAATAGAGATTGGTCTACAATTGTCAATATAGAATGGAGTCACAAGGAGAGATGCAAATGCGTAACTGTTGATAATAATTCATCGTGTTATCTGATTGGAGATTTTATTACCACTCATAACAGCAAATCACTCTCAATGGCTGCAATAATGGCTAAACTGTTTGTTTTGGGTGAATCTGATGAAATCTGTGAAAGGGTAAAATGTATGGCTACAGCTTACCAGAAACAGTATCTTACATCTGATGGAATCCTGAATAAATTTGAGGCTTATATTGACTTCCTTGCCCAGAATACCCAATGGCCAAGCAAGAGATTGAAATCTTCAATGGCAGATATGACTTGGACTATGGGTTATAGAGACCTTGATACTGGGACAGCTAAAGGAACTCTTAATGAGGTTTATGGTGTATCAGCTAAAGATGACCCTTCTAAAGTTCGTGGTAAGCGTTTGCATTTTATAGTCATTGAGGAGTTTGGTTCATTCAAAAATGTGCTTGAGCTTTATAATATTATGATTCCATCTGTGCAGGAGGGTGAATATTCATTCGGCCAGATGTACTTGATTGGGTGTTGCTGTGCAGGTACTAAGGTCTGGACTCCTGACGGAAGATATATCAACATTGAAGACCTGAAAAAAGAAGATGGTATTATAGGTTATTCTAAGTATGGATTTATAAAGGACTCAATTGGAACTTATGCCAATGGAATTACAGTAGAGCCAATAGGTCAGGTCATAAGGAAAGGATTAAAGCCTTGCTATAGAATAACTACATCTAACGGAAATTCAATAGAGTGCTCTGAAGACCATCCTATATTGATTCAGAAGCTGTTTAATCCAAGAAACAAGAAAGACCCCTCAAAAAGAATGAGGAGCTATTATGAGGTTTTCAAGGAAGCCAAATATTTGAAAATTGGAGATAGGGTTTGTGAGGCAAGAGAGATTAAGGCCTTTGGGGAATCAACTTTGTTTGATGCCCGATTGGTTGGAATGCTCATTGGTGATGGAACTTATGGATTTGACAATACCCCGGTATTTAGCTCAGAAGATGAGGAATTGTTGAATTACATTAAGGATTCATATGACTGGAGTCTTAGTGCTGGACACAAAAGTAAAAAGGGTAAGAATTATGAGGAAATTAGGGTCAAAGGAATCTGCCCTGAATTACGCAAAATAGGAGTTTATTGGCAAACCAAAGCTAAAAAGAGGCTTCCTGATAATTACCAGACTCTTACATATGAAGATACAATACTCCTTCTTTCAGGATTAATAGATACTGATGGTTGCGTATTTTTCAACAAACTCAATTCGTCTGTAGCTATAACTCAAAGCCACAGAGAGATACTTGAGGAAATTCAGTTTCTACTCAGGAAAATAGGTGTATTATCTTCTATCCATAAAACTGAACCAAGAATCAGAAAAGATAGAAAAGATAAGAATCCTTGGTACACGTTGACTTGCGCAGGTAGGTTTAATATTGAATACCTATATAAGCACCTTATGCTTCTTGTACCACACAAGGCTAAAAACTTGGAGAAGGCTTATAACTGGTATCAAGATAATCCATCTAAGGTTCCGCAAAATTTTAGCAAAGATTTGATAGTCAACAAAATAACATCTATTGAATATCTTGGAGAAAAGGAAGTGTATAACCTATCTTCATGCGTATCTCACACTTATTTAGCTAATAACATTATAACACACAATACTGCGGGTGATGATGAATCAGACTTCTCAGGGGCTGCTGAGATTGTATATAATCCTAACGGTTACAGGATGTTAGCTCTAAATAATGTGTTTGATATAGAGGGCAGAGGAAGGCCTACAATAACATTCTTCTTCCCTGGATACATCAATAGAAAAGGGTGCTATGATAAAAATGGAAACTCAGATGTAACAAAGGCTATTCTTGAAATCCTCGCAGATAGATTTAGGATTAAGTATAACTCAAGTGATATTAACTCCATTACCAAAGCTATTGCCGAAATCCCTATTACCCCTCAGGAAGCAATCCTAAGAACTCAGGGTAATATATTTCCTGTTGCACCACTTACTGAGAGGTTAAATCAGCTTGATGCTAATCCAAGTGAATATAATGATGTTCTTACTGGAACCGTTATTATTGAGAAAAATGGGGAAGCTAAATTCATTCCTACGAGTGATATTCCCATAAGGGAATACCCTGTAAAGAAAGATAATAGTATTAAGGGGGCGGTCGAGATTTTCCAAATGCCTGAAAAGAATCCACAAGGACAGCCTTATGCAGACAGGTATATCATAGGCCACGACCCTGTAGACCATGATGTTGCTGATTCAGTGTCACTTACATCTACCATAGTGCTTGATTTATTCACTGATAGAATAGTGGCTGAATATACAGGAAGGCAGGATTATGCTGATGAGAACTTTGAAATAGTTAGAGCCTTATGCTTACTCTACAATGCCAAGTGCCTTTATGAGCAAAATAAGAAAGGTATATTCGCCTATTTCTCAGCACACAATTGTACCCACCTACTTGCTGATACACCTGAATATCTAAGAGATAAGCAATTAATTAAGTTTACTGGCTATGGTAATACAGCAAAGGGTGTAAATGCAACTTTGCCTATTAACAAGTATGCTGATGACTTAATCAGGAATTGGCTCTTAAAACCAGTTACTACTACTATCAAGGATGGAGATGAAGAAAAAGAGGTAACTGTAAGCAACCTGTTCTTCATCCGTAATAGGGCTTTACTTAAAGAGCTTATTCTATGTAATCCTGATATAAACGTAGACCGAGTTAGGGCTTTAGGTATGGCTATGCTATACAGGGAAGAAAAGATGATTCTATATCAGGGAAATGTGGCCAGTAGAGACAGTAGGCCTATGGGTAGTGGGCTTGCGCATGACCCATTTTTTGAGAGTAATTATGATGGTCAGTAAATTTAGTAAAAAACTTTATGAGTAAAATAATCCCATTTATGCTTATTGTGTGGATGGGATTTTTTACTTACCTTTGCGGCTGAAATGTTAAACTAAAGTAAGAGAAGAATATGTTAAGTAAAGGTTTTCCGAGACAACAACTTCCCTTCTCTGCTAAGGGTAAAGCATGGAGAAAATCTGTTGTAGATTGGGCAGATAATCAATCCCTCTTTGACGGAGAAGCCATCAGAAAGAGTGCTTATAGTAAAAGAATCAACTATGACCTCTACAATGGCATCCTGCACATGAAAGACCTTCAACTTGTAGTTAATCCAGAAGGAGTGAAAGACGTAGATTATGTGCCTGAAAAAATTCAGCACTACCCTATAATGAACTCTAAACTGGATGTCCTCATAGGTGAGGAGCGTACAAGAGGGTTTGACTACAGAGTGATTGTGACTAATCCTACTTCCATTTCTGAGAAGGAGGAGGAAAAGGCTAATCAGCTTTTTCAAATGGTTCAGTCTGAAATACAGAATACTTCTCAAAGTGAAGAAGATTTCATGGCAAATATGGAAAAGATTAGTGACTTCTTTACTTACTCTTGGCAAGATTTAAGAGAGATGAGGTCAACTTATCTGCTTGAACACTATGAGAAGGAATATGATTTTGATACTATTTTTAATAGTGGATTTACCGATGCCCTAATATGTGGAGAGGAAATTTACCAGTGTGATATTGTAGGTGGAGAGCCTACCCTGGAAAAGATTGACCCTCAGGATATTAGGATTTATAGGTCTGGACACTCAAATAAAGTTGAAGATGCAGACCTCATTATCATCGAGAAATACATGAGTCCTGGCAAGGTGATTGATACTTTCTATGATGTACTCACAAAGAAAGATGTTGAGTACATTGAGAAAGGCTCATTCAAACAGGGTGCAAGAGTCGATGATATGGATAATGTGGATGAGAGGGCCACACAAGTAGCTGTAACCAACTACGGTAATGAGCTTACTTCTGCTGAGGATTTCTTCTGGAATCCAATAGGGAAGTATGATTCTACCCATACTCATCTTGCCCCTTTTGACAGATGGGGTAATGTTAGAGTCCTCAGGGTTTACTGGAAGTCAAGGAGGAAGATTAAGAGAATCAAATCTTATGACCCTATGACAGGTGAGGAAGTTTACAGCTTCAGGACTGAAACCTATGTTCCTGTTAAGGAGCTTGGTGAGGAAGAAAAGATTTATTACATCAATGAGGCTTGGGAAGGAACTAAGATTGGTGAAGATGTTTATGTGAACATGAGACCAAGGATAGTTCAGTATAACAGGCTCTCAAATCCTTCTAAGTGCCACTTTGGTATCATAGGTTCAATTTATGGAATCAATGGTCAACCGCCTTTCTCTCTGGTTGACAAAATGAAGAATTATAACTATCTCTACGATGTTATACATGATAGGCTTAATAAGCTGATAGCTGCTAACTGGGGTACAATCATTGAAATGGACTTAGCTAAGATTCCTGATGGTTGGACTGTAAGTAAATGGCTACATTATGCAAAGGTTAATCATATTGCGGTTATTGACAGCTTTAATGAGGGTAAGCATGGCGCTGCCTTAAATAAGGTTGTTGGTGGAATGAATACAGCTTCAAGAGGCGTTTTAAATGCCGAGCTTGGAAATTCAATCCAGCAATATGTAAATATCCTTGAATACATAAAATCAGAGCTTGGTGAGGTTTCAGGTATCAACAGACAAAGAGAGGGACAAGTAGCCAACAGAGAAACTGTGGGTGGTGTGGAAAGAGCAAACTTGCAATCTTCCCATATTACCGAGTGGTTATTTGCTACACATGAAAATGTGAGGAAGAGAGTAACTGAGTGCTTCCTTGAGACTGCTAAGATTGCCTTAAAAGGCCGCTCTAAGAAATTTCAATATCTCCTACCCAATGGAATGGAGAAGATGATTGATATTGATGGAGATGAGTTTGCTGAGTCAGATTATGGCCTTGTGGTTGATAATGGTTCAGATACCCAGCAATTAAAGCAGATTATACCTCAATTAGCACAGGCTGCTTTACAGAATCAGCTCCTTGATTTCTCTACTGTCCTTAATCTTTATTCTACTGCTTCTATGGTTGAGAAACGCAAGATGATTGAGAACTCAGAAAAGAAGGCAGCAGAAAGGGCACAACAAGCTCAACAGGCTGAACAGCAAGCTGCAATGGAGCAACAACAGATGCTTATGCAGCAGGAACAGGCTAAGCTCCAGCATGAGGATATGCTTAACCAGAGGGATAATGAGACTAAACTTATTATTGCCAACATCAATGCTCAGAGTAAAATGATGCCAGTTGATGATGGTGTAGATGAGATTTCAGCCACTGATAGAGCAAAACTTGCTGAGCAGATTAGAGAGTTTGATGCCAGATTGAAGTTTGACAAAGAGAAATTGCAGGTTGATTCTGAATTGAAAAGGAAACAAATAGCAAGTAAACCTAAAGCAACAAGTAAATAATGGCTGATTTAATTCAACATAGATATTTTGCAACAGAGGCCGCATATAATGCTGCCACTAAAAAAGATACAGATATATGCTTCATAGGGGATACAGGCAGGATTATTACCAGAAATGGTACTTTTGGTAATGCTAAATCCGTACTTGAATCTTTGAATACATATATGACTGCTACTGATAGCAGACTATCGACTCTTGAAGGGTATTTCAATAAGACCGAAAGCTCTGCTAATAAGGCTGATAAGGTTCAGGTGACTCAGAATTTGTCCAACAATACTGAATATCCTATGCTTTGGACTAATGCCAATGCAAATACTGAATATTCACAGCTTTTCAAGAGTTACGCCAATATGACCTTTAATCCTTCCGCAAAGAGGATTACAGTTGGCTCTGGTGGTGGATTCAGGATTTCAGGAGGCACTTCTTCACAGTTTCTTAAAGCTGATGGTAGTACGGATAGTACCACTTATGCAGCAAAGACTGATTTAAATAATTATATCCCTTGGGGTGGCGGAACAACAACTGGTACACTGGCTATAAATGCAAACGCTATATATATAAATTCAGATACAGAAATTTACCTAAAACGAAAGTTCGATACTGGAGATAAGACATTATGTGTAGCCTCAAGCGCATTTAGGCCCTCAAACACAGACTCTCATGGACACTTCGACCTTGGAACTAATACTTTGAGATTCAAGAATGGCTACTTCTTGGAGACTGTTTATGCTAATAGTTTTAGTGGAAGTTTGACTGGAGTTGCGTCACAAGCATCTCAAATTTATACTATAAATGATGAGTCCAATACGAATGACAAGCCTATAGCTTGGCTTCAATATTCACAAAACTCAGGATATTCACCAGTTGGGACAACCAATTCAAAACTTTACTTCAACCCCTCAACAGGCTATGTTACTGCAATAGGGTTTAATGGTAAAATTGGTTCATCAACTATTGGTGGCACAGCTACTCCTATTTACCTTAATAATGGCACTCCAACAGCTTGTAGTTTACCTTGGCCTACTGACCTATTATCAAATAACCTTATTCAGCAGAAGTATCTACCATCTTACGTAGATGATGTTCTTGAATATGCCAATCTTACGGCACTCAAAGCTGCTACAGGAGAAACTGGTAAAATCTATGTTACAACAGATAATAACAAGGTTTATCGTTGGACTGGTAAGGATTATATAGAAATCAACAGTAGTGTTAGTACGGCTGACACAGCGGCAAATGCTGCAAATGCTGACCTTGCGAAGAAGGCAACCCAGTTAGCTACTGCGAGGACTCTGAAAATTGGTAAGACTGGAAAAACCTTTGATGGCTCAGCCGATGTAACTTGGACTCTTGATGAGATAGATGCAGCTTCAACAAGTGACTTAAATAATTATTTGCCTACTGCTGGTGGTACAATGACTGGGAATATAACTTTCAGTGGAGATAAAGAGATACAGACAAACTCTAGCTATATTGGTCTTACAAAACCATCAACAGGTATTGGAGTGGCAGTTCAATTCACTGAAAGAGTATTTAGACCGTACGCCGCAGGGACTGGTACATGGAGCTTAGGTGGAGATAACGGAAAATGGAAAGATGGCTATTTTACTGGCACAGTCTACGCCACTAATTTCTCAGGCAATGCGACAAGTGCTACTACTGCTACAACGGCTGAAAAAGCAGCAAGTTTATATACGACTTCAGGGACTATTCCTCTTGCAGCTATCTCCGAGGGAACACTACAGTATAACAGATGCTCAGCAGGTAACTGTGGTAATTTGCCATACAATAATAATGCAAATGGCATTATAACATTGAATACTTATAATGGTAATTATCACCACCAGCTTGGTTTCTCGAGTAATAATAAGTTGTATCACAGAGGCCTAACTGGAACTGATATATCTAACTCATCTCAGGTAGAATGGAATGAAATAGCCTATGTAGGGTCTACTGTAGCTAAAGCAACAACAGCTACCACCGCCAATAAAGTAGCTAATACTTTCAGAATTCAATACAATGGCTCAACGCTTTGGACTTACAACGGAGATACATTTAGAAGTTTAAATATCAAGGCTGGCAGCAATGTCTCTGTTTCAGGTAGCGGAGATGATACAATAACTATTGCAGCTACTGATACTACCTACTCTGCTGGAGCTGGATTGACTCTTGATAGTACAACCTTCAATGTTGGACTTGGATATTCAACTGATGAAGCCAATAGGAATTACGCCGTAAAAGCCAGTGGTAAAAATTTATATGTCAATGTTCCTTGGTCAGATACAAATACTGACACCAAAGTTACATCAGTAGGAAATCACTATACCATTACAAGTGGAACTGCTAAAACTACAACAGCTTCAGGTTCTACATTGGAATTTAATGGCGATGTTATAACAGGGGTAAATGTTGATGCAGCAGGACATATTTATAGTTTGACCACAAGTAAGTTGCCAAGTAATCCTAATACAGATACTAAGGTAACTTCGGTTAGCAATCACTATACTCCTTCTGGAGGTACAGCATTAACTGGAACAAGCTCTGAAACACTTGGTTTTAGTGGTCAGGTTATGACTGGTATCACAAGGGATGAAGCAGGACATATTACTGGAGCTACATTTAAAAATCTTCCATCAAATCCTGTTCCATCATATTCATTTAATACTGGAGCAGGAGGAACAAAGACTATGGCAGAATTTCTGACCTATACGACTGGCAGAACCTACACAAGTGATATTCGTTCAAGCGTAACAGTGAATGTTACTACTCAAAATATAGTGCTATTCAATGGTTATGGAGACCTTACTGTAACAGTAAATATGAATGGCTGGGATTTTGCTAACATTATAATTGTTGGGCATCCTGGTTCTTCAGATGGTAAAACAGTTCTTATTCAAACAACTGGTGGTGATGATATTTATGAAAATGAAGATTGCGGACTAATAACAACGACATCTTCAAAGTACGTAGTTGAAGCATCTATCGTTAAATCATCTTACGGTACATTTGTCAGCACGAGAAAGTATGGGAAATTTATTTAATTATGAAATACTATATAAAACTAACCAATAATAAGATAGTTTCAATAGCAATAAAGAAGCTATACAATGAGCACGTGATTGCAGCAGATTATGCTGATTTTCTCACTGGTAAGTTTTATGAGGTCACAAAAGAGCAAAGGGATTTTCAACAGGAGAATCCCGATGCCTCTTTTGAGGAAATCATAGATATGGAATTAAAGGCTGCAACCTTTACTGTTCCTGAGCCAGAACCTGAGAAATCATTGGCAGAAGTTATTGCTGACAAGGTTGCTGAGATTGAGAATTATGACTCAAGTAGGGCAGTTAATAATTTCATAGTTAACGATGAACCCTGCTGGCTTACACCTCAGGAAAGAGCTGATTACAAGAACTCACTTGATGCTGCAAAGCTCCTTGAGGTTGAGATAGTGGAATTTTGGCTCAGAGACATGGCTTACAGCATCTCAATTGAGAAAGCTGAGATAATGTTAGCCCAGCTTCAGTTATACGCTAATAAGTGCTTTATTTGCACCCAGAAGCTAATTCAGGAAGTCAGGGAACTCACCACGAAGGAAGAAGTTGAGGAATTTGATTACAAGAGTGCTTACCCACAGCAATTGACTTTTAAGATATGAGAAAATATTAGCAGTTATACCTTCAAGTTGGACAGCAGTACAAGTGTCTTAATATTTAAACTAAGATATCATGAAAGAACGTAGAAGATATTCAATCACAACAGATTCCATTATAGAGGCTACTTATGATGTAATCTCTACTTCATCCAACACCCTTTTATTAGGTGACTCATTCAACCTTAACAGTATTGATAAAATGCTCATTGATGGAGTTGAGGTTACTAAAACAAAATCCTATAAATTCAGTAGCATAGGTAATCATACAGTCACTTTTAAGATAGGTGAGAATGTAACCAGTTTGGCATACATTTTCTACAATGCTGTAAGATTATACAAGGTTGATTTTAGCAGGTACTCCACAGCCAAGCTCACAAATATGAGTAGGATGTTCTGCTATTGTTATAGCCTTATTTCCGATGGTTTTGAGACCTATTGGGACACCAGGAATGCAACTACATTCTCCAATTGCTTTTATGGCTGTAACTCGCTTAAAAAGCTTGATGTATCAGGTTTTGATACAGGGAACTGCACAGACCTCAGTAATATGTTTGACTCCTGTACAGGACTAACTACTCTTGAGGGTTTGGCTAACTGGAACACCTCAAAGGTAACTACCCTGAGGTACTTCCTCTCAACCTGTACAAGTTTAACCAGTGTTAGAGATGCATTCTTAAAGTGGGATACATCTAATGTGACTACTATGCTTGGAATGTTCCAAGGAGATAAACTCCTGACTAACATAGACTTATCTAATTGTGATACTTCAAAAGTCACAGATATGACTTATATGTTCAGATGGTGTCATGGTCTAACTCAGGTTACAATGGGTGGAGATGTTTCAAAGGTTACATCGGTTTCCGATATGTTCACAGGTATAACAACCACTGGAAATCTTATATATAATTCAAAATATACCTATACAAAAATAATAAACCAAAAGCCCTCAAAGTGGACAGCCACTGCAAAGGACTTATGAACTGATAATATTTTTAATTCTTTAATTTTTAATTTTTATAATTATGGCAATTACTCGCGCACAGCAGGCAATGTTAGAAAAGTTGGTTAAGCATAAATATTATGCAACAGAACAGGCGTTTATTGATGACGCAGCTAACGTTGGTGAATATGACGTATGCTTTGTGAAGAATGGCAATGCTGGTTATATCAGCACTCGCAACATGAAGTTTGGTGAGCAATCATCAATCCAGGGTGACATTACAGATGTAAAGGATAGAGTATCGGCTCTTGAGAAAGATAACACCACCAATAAGGATGATATCAAAGCTCTCAAAACAGACAAGGTTGACAAGGTAGAAGGTTATTCACTTGTTCTTGATGCCCAGATTTCTAAGTTGGAAGGCTTGAGCACTCAGGCTGAAATCAACAACAGCATCAGTGAAGTAGCTTCAACTGCATCAGATAATCTTGAAGCTGCAAAGGGTAAACTTCAGGGTGAGATTGAGCGTAATACAGGTAGCATTAATGATGTTTCTGTTAGAGTTGCAACTCTTGAAGGCAAGAGTTTTGTTGAGCTTGGTCCTGACAACCTTATACCTACTACTGTACTTCCGTCTTATGTAGATGACGTATTGGAGTATGATTCTCTTTCTGATCTTGAGGCTGAGGGCACTAAGGAGACTGGTAAGATTTATGTAACTCTTGATGATAATAAGACTTACCGTTGGGGTGGTACAGCTTATGTTGAAATCTCAGCTTCAATCGCTCTTGGTGAAACCAGCTCAACTGCATATGCAGGTGACAAGGGTAAAAAGAATGCAGAGGATATTGCTGCATTGAAGACAACTACTACTAAGACTGATTCTACAGTTACCGCTATTAATGGTCGTCTTGGAACAGCAGAAACTACTATCGCTACTCAAGGCAATGATATCA